GGTTACTTCTACGGCGATTCTTACCAGCACCACAACAATTGCCGCAACGACTTGGACGTTCGTAACAGTTACCCGCTCGGGTAGTTCAACGCGCCTGTTTGTTGGCGGGAACCTAGAAGCCACAGCGACTGACAGCACCAACTTCAACCAGACAAATGCTTTGTTGGTAGGTTCTGACCGCAGCAATGCTAATGGATTGAATGGCTACCTTGACGACATCCGCATCACCAAAGGCGTGGCACGGTACACCGCAACCTTCACACCACCGACAGCAACATTCCCGACAGCATAAGGATACCCAATGTACTACGCAAAGCAAACCGAAGCTGGGTTTCAGATCACTGTGCTGGCGGTGCTGTTCCCCGATACCTCATTTCCCGACACCGGCCCCGATGCGGCATGGCTGGCTGACTCTGGCGTCTACCCGGTGGAAGAGCATCTGTACTTTGACGCCAACGCCTACAAGCGGGTAAGCACTGACCCAACGCTGCGGGACGGCACGGTCTACACCGCCGAGCTACTCCCCCTGACGGACGAGGACAAAGCACAGCGTGAGGCTGACAGGCTTTCCCAACTCGGCTCGGTGGCCCGTGAGCAGCGCAACCGGCTCTTGGCTGGCTGTGACTGGACTCAGTTGGCTGACTACGCCGGGGCAGATAAAGCCGACTGGACAGCCTACCGCCAAGCACTGCGGGACATTACCAATCAAACAGGCTTCCCAGAGACAGTCGATTGGCCTACTGTACCCGGTACGGTGATCTTGACAAATCAACCCTAAACGGGCAAACTGCCCTTAAATCCCGAAAGGAAAATCATGGCTACTCAAGGTGCAAAAACGGTCCCTATCCAAAATGGTAAGGGCGGTAACGGTGGTAAGACCAACGAAGATATGTTGAAAATGGGTCGCAATCTTGCAAAGGTTGCCAATCAGAAACGAGGCAAATAATGGCTAAGTTCAGTCAAAAACTCATGGGTAAAGAGGTCGGTTCTGCCGAGGTTTACGCCAAGCCCCACACAATGACTGGGGGAAAAGTTAATCTAGGTGGTTTTGGAACAAACCCCGGATATGGCCCCAACCTCAGCAAGATGAATGATCTTGATATGTCCGTTGGCACATTTAGCAAGTCTGCGGGTGAAGAGCCTATTAAGACTTCTGGAATAAAAATCCGTGGCACTGGCGCAGCAACTAAAGGCTTAATGGCTAGGGGTCCGATGGCATGAACTACGCTGATCTGTGTACAAATATTGCTACCGTCTGTGAAAACCAATTCACAGCGGCTGAGTACGCTTTATTTACACAGCAGACTGAGCAGCGGATTTACAACACTGTTCAGTTGCCATCGCTCCGCAAAAACACCACGCTTACGCTTACCCCGTCTAGTATGTATTTAAATGCACCGGCAGATTTTTTGTCGGCGTTTGACGCAGCAATTATTAACCCAACCACGCTTGCATATACATATCTTCTTAACAAGGATGTAAACTTTATCCGAGAAGCCTATCCCACGGTAGCTGCTACAGGTGCGCCAAAATACTATGCTATTTTTGGGCCTCAAGTTGGGGATGCAAAAGAAGTTCGTTTCTCTTTTGGTCCAACGCCTGATCTTGCTTACACGTTGGAACTGAACTATTTCTTCTACCCGGAAAGCATTGTTACCGCTGGAACAACTTATCTTGGTGATAACTTTGACTCTGCTTTGCTAAACGGCTCATTAGTCGAGGCTATCCGGTTTATGAAAGGTGAGCAAGATATGGTCAAACTCTACCAAGATATGTATATACAGTCGATTTCTTTGCTGAAGAATTTGAGTGACGGAAAACTTCGTCAGGATGCATATCGAAGCGGCCAAGTTAGAACTCAGGTTTCGTAATGAGTATTCTTCAAACTCAATGCACTAGTTTCAAGGCAGAGCTATACCAAGGGGTACATAACCTTTTAGTGGATACCCTCAAGATAGCTTTGTACACATCAAGTGCAACTATTAACGCAGATACCACGGTTTACATCACTTCGGGCGAAGTACCTAACGGACCGGGGTACTCAGCAGGAGGCATTCCGCTGACCGGGGCCACGGTAAACACCAGTAATGGTGTGGCATATGTAAACTTTAACAATGCCTCTTGGGAGCCGAGCAACTTTACTTGCCGTGGCGCACTGATCTACAACGCTTCAAAAAGCAACAAAGCTATAGCTGTTTTGGATTTTGGTGCTGACAAAACACCAATTTACACATTTTTAATCACAATGCCAGCTAATACTTATACGTCTGCGCTCATTCGCAGCGCATAGTTTTTTACGGGTTAACCCAACTGGCAGCAAATACTGACTGTCTCGGAGTAATAAATGGCAAGTTCATACACAACCAATCTTCGATTCACCCTGCCAGTTCAAGGTGAACTACCAGCATCTTGGGGTAACACTGTTAACACAGGCATTACTAGCCTTGTTGATTCTGCCATTTCAGGAACAGCATCCATTGCGCTGACAAGTACGACATACACCTTAACTCTTGCTAACGGAGCAGCCGACGAAGCACGGCAGATGTTCTTAACGTTTACAGGAACTCCCGGCGGAGCAGCTACGGTCACTTGCCCCGGTGGTAGCGGGGTTGGCTCAAAACTGTATTTTGTTACCAACAATACCAACGTAGCAGTAACACTCAAAACGGCTCTTGGTACTGGTATCTCCGTCCCGGCAGGTATCCGTATAGCTTTGTATTGCGACGGAACCAATGTAGTTGAAGCGGTATCTGGGCCAAGTTTGAGCGCCATTACCGCCGCCTCTACTTCCGCCACGCTTGCCAACGGAAATAATCCAATTGCATGGAACTGGACACAAACCACAGCCTTGCAAACAGGCTTTGCAATCGGTGAAACAACTGCCAGTACAGGTGGTTCGGGTAGTCAGGTATTGCTAAAAATTGGCACAGTAGCAGCATCTACGGCAGACCCATTGCAAGTGTTGACAAGGGGCGTTGACACCTTGAGGGTTTCTCGCACGGGCGGAGTAACAATTACTGCGGGTAATGTTGCAGCTACCGCAGCCCCAATTATTACCCTACAAGGCGGGATATCCAACGCAGCGCAAGCTGGTAACTCAGGCGGAGTTGTCATCAATGGTGGTGCAGCAGGCGCAGTTGATTTTGTAGCTGGTGGGCCAATTGTTTTGGCGGCAGGCGCTGGCTCAACAAATGCAAATGGTGGTCAAGGCGGAGCAGTAACCATTACCGCAGGAAATTCTGGACCGTCTACAGGAACATCTCCATTTGGAAAAGGTGGGCCAGTAACAATAACGGCAGGTAATGGTGGCTCTGGTGGAGGCGGTTCATTAGGTTATGGTGGCGATATGACCATCAAAGCCGGTAACAGTGGCGGTGGAACCGCCCCCGGAGGAACAACCTATATTTATGGTGGAGATGCAACTGCTGCTACTGGTACGGGCGGTGCTGTATATGTTATAGGGGGTTCTGGATTTAGCACCGGTAATGGTGGTAATGCTGGACTTCAAAGTGCAACTGTAAACGGAATTACTGGTAATGTGCTTGTTACTACTGGCAATTCAAATTCCCGTGGAACTGGTGGTATTACCATTCAAACCGGAGACCCAGCAACCAACTACAACTCAGGCGGAATTTCTCTCGCTACTGGGTATGGTCTGGGCACAGGCACTACGGGCGCAATATCCATTGCAAGTGGCAATTCACAATCTTCCGGTACTGGTGTCTCTGGTGATATTACGATTCAGCAAGGTACTTCTGGCGCTACCCCGACCAACGGCATTCGCATTCTTGGCGCAGCAGCAAGTACCGTTGCATCCGTAGCTGGAGGACCAATTACTTTGACTGCTGGCGCAGGGTCTACCACCACAACAGGCGGTGCAGGCGGAGCAATCAACGTTACATCAGGTGCTGGTGGTTTGGCTGCTGCTGGCGGTGTTTTAAATTTAAAAGCAGGCAATGGCGGTACTACTGGCCTTGGTGGTCAAGTTAATATAACAGGTGGAATATCTGGGGCAGCACAGGTTGCTAGTTCTGGTGGTGTAGTGATTACAGGCGGAACTAATGCTTCTGCTGGTGGTGCGGGTGGCCGGGTTGTATTAACTGGGGGTGCTGGTTCTAGTACAACAACTGGAGGCGCTGGCGGCGCTATACTTATTACTGGTGGTATTGGACAACTGGCCGCTGGCGTTGGCGGTGCTATTACCATTACAGGAGGAGCCAGTGATCAGAATTTAGGCGGGGCTATAAATATTTACGGAGGCGACAGTTTATCTTCTGTTACCTCTTATTCAGGTGGATCAATAAGTATTCGATCTGGCGGAAACGGTGTAGCTAGTTCTTCTGTAAGTATTTACTCCCAAGACGGTTCTTCTGGCGGCAGTACCGGAGCAATATCTTTGACAACGGGGTCAATAGCTTCTGGGTCTGGGCAATCAGGTGATATCACAATACAGCAAGGCACTGCCAGCACCACGCCGACCAACGGAATACGCATCTTAGGAGCAGCCGCAGCAGCAGTTGCTGGAGTAGCTGGTGGTCCCATTGTTTTGACCGCTGGCGCAGGTTCCGCTACTACAACGGGTGGTTTAGGTGGCGCGGTCACGATTACCGCTGGCGCTGGTGGTTTGGCTCTTGCTGGTGGCGCTGCTACATTGAAAGCAGGTAATGGCGGGGCTTCTGGAGCAGGAGGTGCTGTTGCAATTACGGCAGGTAATGGAAATAGCGCGGCAGGCGGTGACATTACCCTCACAACTGGCACTGGGTCAACTCAAGGCTCTGTCAACTTTGTCAACACCAATGTGGCAAACGGCTCAGTTGCAACTACACTCACATCCGTTGGCCCAACCGGAGCAGCAACCACTGTTCAAGGCTGGCTGGCAATCAAAGTCGGCGGCACCGCCCGATATATTCCATTCTGGTAAAAGGATTTAACGTGAACGAAACCCAAATCAACGCCCAATTTAACATGCTGGTTGAGCAACGCAATGCGGCACTGAACTCTGTTGTAAATATGGCCGGTGAATTAGCGGTGCTTAAAGAAAAAGTGACCTCTTTAGAGAAGCAACTTGAAGCTGCTACTGCTCTAGTTTCTGAATCGGCAACTATAGAATGATTGTTCAAACAAGTCTTGTGCCAGCACCTTACAGTGGGATTACAGCTTGGCCGTTCATCTTTGTGATGCCGGGGGCTGACGCAACGGTTCTCCCGCATGAGATGGTCCACTATCGACGGCAGGCTTGGTGGTCGCCAGTATGGTGGTTGCTGTACCTTTTGGTGCCGTCGTTCAGGCTAAAAGAAGAGGTGCTGGCGTATAAGGAATCTATGCGGTTTGGCATGACGATTGAAAATGCAGTGGGCTGGCTAATGACGTACCACACCAGCGTATCCCATGAAGAAGCGGTAATTTTATTAAAGTGACGCTAAATGACTGGAACAGAAACAGCCGCAGCAGGCGGGTGGTTAGTCGGTAAATTAGCACCAGCAATCGGTGGGCTTTTTGGCGGTTTGTCACTTGCTATGTTTTGGACGCCTGAGAAACTGCGCGAGAAAGGTACAGTTGCCAGCGTTTTCATCGCCGGGGGCATTAGCGCAATGGCTGGTTTCAGTTTCACTGGGGGAGTTGCTGCGTACCTTGGGATAGCAGGCGACAAAATAGATGTAGTGATTGGCTTGGCTTGGCTTCTTGGACTATGCTCTGTCGCTGTGATGAACTGGATTGCTAACTACATGTCCAAGCGTGAGCATATGGACATTGCCGAAGTTGCAGTCGATATTAATAAAACACGCCAGCGCATCCAAGGTGGAGCTTTACGTAAACGCACCCCAGCAAGGAGAAAACGCGCA